ATTTGCGAGATTTGTAACATAACAAGGGATGATCTTTTAGGTGGTTCTAGGCTTCGAAAGTTTGTAACACCTAGACAAATACTATCTTGGGTTATGTACGAGCAATTCGGAGATTACAGAACGTTTGCCGATGAGTTGATGAGGGTAATGCCTATAAAAAGGGTTGCCGTTATGCACGGAAAGAACATCGTTAACGACTTAATCAAGTATGACAAGGGCATAGAGTGGAATGTTAACTGTATTTATTCAGCAATAATCAAAGAGCTATGAGTTTGTTAAAAGAAGTAGAACTAAAGAAAGTACTTAGGAGAGCAGACAGAAGCCTTACATACACTTTTGAGACTTTACAGGAAGGAAGTTCCGAAGATCTAATGAGGGGGGATGAGAAGATTGGACAAAGGGGGATTATGTATTTTGCCGACCAGATAAGCGATAAGCAAAAAGACGCGATTGCTAACTCTTTAGAGAATGATGTTATCGAGCCTCAGATGAGTAAAAGCCAGATACTGAGATACTCGATCCTAAAACTCGCAAAATACAAAGGAGTGGATAAGGATACGTTTTATACTGAGACGATTGATAAATTTATTAACCACATACAAGGACAGATATGAAAGAAATTAAATTAAGCTGTCCGTTTTGTAGACAGAATTTTGTAACATCTAGAAGGGATAAGTTTTGGTGTAGTACGACTTGTAGTAATAGTATTAGAGAGTTGAAAGAAAGATTAGATAATAATAAATCAACTCAAAAACTATTCAAGTCTGGATATATTACGTATGACAGATATTTAGATAAATATTATAGTGTATTGTATTCAAATAGTGAAACGGCTATAAAGAGAAAAGAAAAAGAGATTATTATGAAAGATGAAGAGATCAAAAAACTTATAAGTTACGGAGGTTCAGGATATGAAGGAGTGAGAGAGATGGGGTTGTTTGAAGTGAAGCATGGAGACACGATTAAAACATTTAAAATACTCATTATAGCTAAGTCGTACTTTAATAGTATTAATGAGCCAAAATCTTTATGGGACATAACAAAGGGTGCTGAATTGATAGACTGCTATACTTTTTAGGTTTAATGCAGTATAAACTATTTTAACCTTAATAATTTTATCTAAAGTAAATAATGATTATTTTGATGTATGGAATTATCAGAGCTATCAGAGCTTTTTATTGATCATGAGGGAGAGTTGTTGAATGGCGAATTTATTCAACGCTCTCCATATTCCAACGATGACATCTACATGAGTGAAATAGTTACGGGTGTTTACATTTACCCGATTGACTTTATAGCATCTTCAGGTGGGTCAAGTTATAAGATGGACATACTAGAATGGATGGACTTTTCATCTAATGAATATAAAATAATATGAAAGAAGAATTATTAGAAATACTAGGGAGGGTTAACTATCCTTATGATAGGGTAGGGAGAAAAGACGCTCATAGAATACTAGACATACACAAGCATTATTTTGGTTATCGCAATTCATTTTATGCAGATAGGAAGTCTAGCGGTTGTTCGAGCTGTATAGTTGGGGTTTTAAACGATCTAATAAACGGCTTAGGATTCAAGGATCAGAAAGAGGTTAGGAAGGTGGACGAATCAATGTACGCCAATAGGAAGCGAATATGTGAGGGATGCCCAGCAATGCAAAGACACGGCAAAATGATGACTTGTGGAAACTTTGGGGAAGCAACTAAAGGTAGACACCCTACTTGTGGATGCTTGATAAATGTAAAGGCACAGTTTAAGATATTCGATTGCCCTCGAAAAAAATGGACTAAATAATGGAGACTTATTCAAGATTAGATTATTTATTAAGCCTAGAGGATTGGGAGGAGCATTTGGAAGAGATCCAGGAACTGAGTAACGAACTAGAAAATGATTAACTATGGAAGAATTTAACGAATTACTTAAAGAATTAAAAAACATAAACACTGAGCAAACTTCAATAGAATGGGATGAAAACATACCTGAAGAAATTTGGAATAATCACTTTAAAGGTAATTTTAAGGAGTTGAAAAGTGGGCTAGAAGTAGATACTAGAAGGTGGTATGAAACATCTATTTCAGTAATAGAAATTTATAGCAAGCCTTTGGGGATAAAACACATTACAAATTTATTTTCCGAATCTTCAAGTTGCGAGGACTGTTATGTTCATATTGAGTTTTTTGAAATGGAAGAAATTACAATAAAGTCGTATAAGAGATCGTGGGTAAACGAACTAGAAAATGACTGAGGAAGTACAATTAATACTAGAACTTCATAAAGACGAGATAGACGATCTTTGGGAAACTGTAAGGGATTTAGAGGAAGATTTATATTTAACTTTTTACCCAACGAAATACGAGGAACAAGGATTAGAGATTGATATTTATGAGATTTATTACGAGGATGGAGAGGGTTACATGGTTAGTGAGAAAGTGATAATAGAGTATAAAAAGTTTAAATAAAAGTTATGGCAGATAAAGCCGATAATATAGAGATGGAACTACGTATGAGTCAATGCGTTAAGATGGTTGTGCACGAAAGATGTACTAGGGCAGAATTTATGCGATATTGCACGAAAGAGTGGAATTTAAAATCTAGGCAAAGCGAATTGTATTATGCTAGAGTTCACGACTACATGAAGGAAAAGCACGATAAGAGCAGAGACCAAATGATCTTAGACCAAATACAACGCTACCAAGATTTATACGACCTTTGTATTACTAAGAAGGATTACCAAACGGCTAAGGGGATTTTAACCGACATTAATAAGATGAAGGGATTGAATGAAGCCGAGAAAAAGGATCTGACAAGTGGGGGCGAAAAGATTAATATTATAATTGGAACGGATGACTAGAGCTAAGACATTCAAACCGATGATAAGCATAGGAGCTAAGATGATAGCGGTAAACCGTTACAATCGAATTGCACTAAGGCAGTACAAAGATAATCACGTGTTTACTTTGCACGGAAGCCATGTTAAACACGAATTAAAAGCGTTAAGATGAAAGGATTAATTTACGGAGCACTCGGAGTAGTGTTTTCGTTGTTTGTTATAGTTACGACAATGGGCAACGGTATGGATTTGTATGAGATGTTAGATTACTATCTGGCTGAATGGGTTGGAACGGCTGTTAGGTGGTTTATAAATAGCATTTGTATAGGTGTGGGAGCGTTAGCCGTTTATACTATCATAAGAGTATTCGATAATTTTATAAAAGGATTATGATTTATTGGGTATTGTTTTGCGTGTTAGATGGTATTATAGACGGCTTCATGTTCTCTAAGGCTAAGGACTACGAGAATAAGATAGTAGGAATAGATGTCCACGTTTTTATGCTGTTACGTAGGTTCGTTGTGATCTTAGCGTTAAATCCTTCTTGGTTGGTTATTATTGCTATGGCATTAGTTCAAACGTTCTTTCATAACGGAATGTATTTCGAAACTCGTAAACGAATGGACGGATCTTACCCTAAAGGATTCAGCACAACAAAGGATGTTGATGATAGCACCGCTTTTATAGATGTAGATAATTTTGCTATTAGATGCGTGTTAATGATCGTAGGGGTAGCTGTTTACTTTTTAGCTTTATAATATGGATATTAAGATAAACCTAACTAAAAAACAAAGGTTAGCGTTAGACTATCTAAAAGATGATGAAACTATTGAGGTTTTGTATGGTGGTGCGGCAGGTGGAGGTAAATCGTTCTTCGGGTGCTTATGGTTAATAATGTCCTGTTTTGAATATCCCGGGTCTCGTTGGTTAATGGGACGAAGTAAATTAGACGCATTAAAGAAAACAACCTTAGCAACGTTCAATGATTTATCCTCTTTTCTTAAAATTACTGATCAAGTTAATTATAATGCTAACGAGAAAACTATTACTTTCTCCAATGGTAGCCAGATTATTCTCAAAGATTTATTCTTATATCCTTCAGACCCTAACTTTGATTCACTCGGCTCTCTTGAAATTACGGGAGCCTTTATTGACGAGTGTAACCAAATTCACGAAAAGGCTAAAAACGTGGTAATGTCACGGATTAGGTATAAGCTGACAGAGTTTGATCTAACGCCTAAAATGCTAATGACTTGCAACCCTGCTAAGAATTGGGTTTATAATACATTCTACAAGCCTTCGAAAGATGACTCATTACCTACTTACAGAAAGTTTATACAAGCACTACTAAGCGATAATAAGCACGTTCACGCATCTTATAGGGACTCATTAAGCAAGATGGACGAAGGAAGCGTACAAAGGTTGCTCCACGGGAATTGGGAATATGATTCTGACCTTTCAAAACTGTTTGCTTTTCAGGACTTAACGGATTTATTTACTAATGACTTTATAGATGGGGATAGGTTTAATATTGTTGCTGATATTGCGCGCTTTGGATCTGATAAAACAGTTATCGGACTTTGGAAAGGATGGAGACTTGAAAAAATAATCAGCTTATCGAAATCGAGTATAGTTGAATCAGCGGAAGCAATCCGAAAGTTAGCGAACGAGCATCATATTACGATGTCTAACGTGGTAGTCGATGAGGATGGTGTTGGTGGAGGTGTTAAAGATATTCTAAGGTGTAAAGGCTTTGTGAATAACTCTAAGGCTTTGAAAGTTGAAGGAGAGGTAGAGAACTATTCTAACCTAAAATCTCAATGCTACTACAAACTAGCCGATAAGGTTAGAAAGGGAGAGGTATTCATCAAGGATACAACGTTAAGAGATACGATCATAGAGGAATTAGAGCAGATCAGGCAGAGGAATATGGATAAAGACGAGAAAAAAGCTGTGGTAGGTAAAGACAAGATCAAAGAAATGATAGGTCGGTCTCCAGATTATGCGGATATGATTATGATGAGGGTTTACTTTGACATCGTTCAAACCTCTTCTTGGGTAGATGATTTGTATTAATTGCGTAAACGCTTTCATTTACTTAACGCTAAATAAAGTAAACGATTCTATGTACAGCGTAAGTAACATTCACTACCTAAATAATTCGTATATTTAATACTATGAGAAACGTAACGATACCACTAGAAGAATAC